CTTCTCACCCTCGCCCACCTTATCCAGCTCATCAAAGAGAATGCACGGATTCATCTCTTGCGTCGCGCTCAAGATCTTGGTGATGATGCCGGGTCCACTTCCCTCGTACACATACGGGCTGCCAACAAAGACCGCTTCATCGGTCGCGCCTCCCAGAGGAACCAGGCTGAAACTGCGATTCAAAATCTTGCTGATTCCGTACTTCGCCAGTGTGGTCTTTCCAGTTCCCATCGGTCCCTTCAGCGCGATCGCGGTTCCCATCGCACTAGGGTTCGCGATCCACTGACCGATCATTTGTAGGATCTGCATCTTCGCATCCACAAGACCGTACGCACACTCATTGAGGATTTTCATTGAGTTATCCATGAAACCCTGGCAGGCATCCAGCCCATGGGCCATGTTGACGTCCAGGATGGCGTACTTTCCGAAGGGGATTCGCATAAACTGATCCACCCAATTCTTCAGCTTGAAGTACTCCGAGTCGCATGTATCCATAGACTTCAACAGATTCAGCTTCTGCATTATCGTCGCCTTGTACTTTGTCGGAATCTTAGACTGAAGCAGCGCAAGTCGGTAGGGGCGATCAACCACAATATGAGTGTTGATCTCCTCCAGGTCCTTCATGATCCTGCGCTGCTCCGTGTTAGAAAGCTTCTTCTTGAAATACTCCATCTCGCTCTCGGCCTTCTGCTTCGGCGCATTCACCAACTTGTGATAATCCTTCGTATTTTCGGATCGCGTCTTCTTCACAAGCTGCTTGATAGAGTCCTTGCAATCAGCGAGCGACTTCAGGAGAGACTTGCTGTCAGGCTTCTTCTTCAGCTTCTCAGTCAGGAATTTCTTCGTCTCCACAAGATCCGAATACTCGCTATCAAATGCGATCTTCTCCTTGTCTTGCTTCTCCTGTTCCTTCTTCAGCTTCTTATCCTTCTTCTCCTTGGCCTTCTTATCAACTTCAGTCAAGTCAACCGGTTCGTAAGTCTCTTTCATAAACATCTTCTCATCATCGCTGTTGCACTCCTCATCCTCGTCATCCTCCAACTCATCCTCATCCTCGTCACCGCCTCCTCCACCGAATCCGAAGATGATGTTGATCTTATTATCTTCCTCCTCGTCTTCCTCATCATACTCGTATTCATCCTCATCTCCCTCCTCATAATCATCATCGTCCTCATCCGATTCCTCCTCCTGTACGACGGGCTTCTTTTTCTTTTTCTTGTCGTCAGGTTTCGGCTTCTTGTCCTGCTTGACCTTGTTCTTAATATACGTAGACGGGAATATCTTAGACGCGATCTTGCGAACTTTCTTGCGAATCGCCTCCTCTTCCTCTTCATCCACCTCCTCATCGTCCTCATCAATGTCGGTATACTCCGTCTCAGTATCATCGTCATCTTCCTCAATCACCTTACGACTCTTTTTATTAGTTTTCTTCTTAGGGGGTTTGTAGTCCGAGTCCGACTCCTCTTCGGTCTCGGTCTCGGTGTCCTCGGATCCGATGCTCTCCTCATCGGAATCGTCGCGACCCTTCTTCAGGCGCCTGGCCTTGGTAGTAATCTTCTCGTTTCTAGTGTGAACCATTTTATGAAAGGTGGTGGCTTAAGTACCATATTTCAAGACGGCTGTAGCATGAATCAATTTTCCACAAGTTTGTGTTGGAATAACATTTAGAATATGCGAAAAATTCGCTAGTTGTAAAATAAAAGATTCCCGAAAATTGAAATCATTTTTAATAATATAAATAGTTAGTATATACTATAATACCCATGTCAAAATCAGTAACGAGTGATCGCGTTGTAACTTCCAAGATCATCGGAATCCAATTTAGTATGTTGTCGGCGGACGAAATACGAAAAAATTCCGTTGTGGAAGTAACGTCCCGTGATACATATATCAACAACAAGCCTGTCATTGGCGGTCTATTTGATCCGCGAATGGGAGTGTTGGAACCTGGCACGATCTGCCCCACTGACGGACATACATATATTGATACACCGGGTTATTTCGGACATATTGAATTGGCTAGACCGGTATTCTTCACTCAACATCTGAAGGAAATCATGAAGATCTCAAAATGTGTATGTTTCAAGTGCAGCAAACTCTTAATTTCCAAGACGCAGCACGCGCATGTTTTGAAAATGAGCGCGTCCAAACGTTGGGACTATGTGAGTAAATTGGCAACCAAAGTGAGGCGTTGTGGCGAGAAGACAGACGACGGCTGTGGTTGCAAACAGCCCGATAAGATTAAACTTGAGGAGATGGCTACGATTTTCGCGCAATGGGATACTATGGAGAACGAGGCAGGAGAGAGCGGACCGGTAAATATTAAGCTGACGCCAGAGCTGGTACTCAAGAATTTCAAGCGCATTTCCGATGAGGATGTGAACTTCATGGGATTTAGCCCGACTTGGTCTCGTCCTGATTGGATGATATGCCAAGCGCTACCCGTGCCGCCACCTTCGGTCAGACCATCCGTCAAGCATGACGCGCAACAGAGAAGCGAGGACGATCTTACTCACATTTATAGCAACATCATTAAGACGAACAAGGATTTACAAGAGAAAATTAAGAACAATGCGTCCGCGAATGTGATTGACGGTCTGACGAAGCTTCTACAGTATTTCATTGCAATGATTGTCAATAACAAGACGAAGGGTGCCGCTCCACTCGCCCAGCGCTCGGGACGCCCGTATCAGTGTATAACGTCTCGTTTGAATTCTAAACAGGGTCGTATCCGTGGTAATCTCATGGGGAAGCGCGTGGATTACAGCTCGCGCTCCGTTATTAACGGTGATCCGAATCTGAGTATTCGCCAGCTTGGAGTTCCGATGAAGATCGCGATGAATCTCACGAAGCCAGTTATGGTGAACGACATGAATCGCGAGTTCCTCAAGAAGTTGGTACAGAATGGACCGGAAACATATCCAGGCGCGAAGATCCTGGAGCGCAAGAGCGGAGGTAATATTTCACTGAGATATGTTGACCGAAATTCAGTGAATCTTGAGAATGGCGACATCGTACATCGTCACATGATGGATGGCGACGCGGTCTTATTTAACCGTCAACCGTCCCTCCACAGGATGAGTATGATGTGTCACATTGCGAAAATTATGAAGAAGGGCGATACATTCCGCTTCAATGTTGGAGTGACCAAGCCTTACAATGCTGATTTTGACGGGGATAGACTTGACTGCTTATACGCAGTCATAAAATGCTGAAAACATTTTGTCCTCAACAGGGAGCGTGAAAAGCGTGATACTCCCTAGTTAATGTTTTGAAAAACTACTTAAAGAGAATAGAGGTTCTCTATATAAAATGGAACCATCAAACCGAATTAATCTGTCAAACCAGATCATAGACGATCCTAATATCCGATACTGTGAAATTTATAAAATAACGAACATAGCAAGTGGTAAACTATATGTGGGACAGGCATTGTCTCACATTTTGAATCACAAACGCTATAGGCCACATGGACGCGAAGGTAGATTTCGTTGCCATATATCAGAAGCATTTTCATCAAAGCAAAACCAATCATACTATTTGAATAACGCTATACGTAAATATGGCGTTACCAACTTTAGTGTAGAACTATTGGAATATTGCGAAATTGTAAATGCGGATGCGCGCGAAACTCATTACATTAAGGAGTTGAATAGTCTGTTTCCAAACGGATATAACCTTAAGAACGGTGGAACTACATTTACTCACTGTGATGAAAGTAAAAAACGCGTATCTGATGGCGTAGCACGTTATTTCAAAGACAAGAAGTTTCAGCGATTTATTGGTGTAAGTTGTATATCGGACGACATACACAAGTACATTCATCCGCTAAACAGAGAAAAAACACAGTATGGTTGGTACGTATTGATTGACAAGAAGAAAGCCGATTTCGGTGGAGTCCATATTCCGTTAAGCGAAAGTAGAAAGAACGCAGAGGAATTTATAAGAAGTTTAAAACAAAACATTAGCAACATGACCAAATTGCGGGAAACCCCTATAGAGCCTTCACTACCACTCACATCTGGAAACGGATCTGAGGAACTCGGTTAATTGCCGAACACAATGGTAAAAATGTGAAGGATTGGGCGATCCGCAGCCAAGCCCCTAAACTCGCTTTGATAAGAGCATGGGGAAGGTTCAACGACTAGACGGTTATGGGTCTCATATGATGGTTTAATCAACCTGATGAGGCTTAAGGTATAGTCTACTCCCATAGGAAACTATGGGTAATTCAATGGAAATGAATATGCATTTACCCCAGAATGTGCTGGCTGAAACAGAGCTGAGACACCTGGCAGCGATCCCTTACCAAATTATTAGTCCTGCCTCCAATGCGCCGATCATCGGCATTTTCCAGGATTCGCTTCTTGGGTCATATCGGTTCACGAGACCGAATGTTAAACTGACACAGAGGGATGCCATGAATCTCCTGATGATGTTCCCCAGGGTGAATACGAAGGCCATCCGCGATGCTGGAAACAAGCTGAATAGTTTTGATGTGTTGTCACAGATTCTGGCACCGATTACCTTGAACTATAAGACTAACTTGTTCGGCGACAACGAGGAGTATGCTACATCCAACAATGTATTGGAGATCCG